TAGCCCAATCACCTGATTTAGATCCGCTATACCCTGTTAGTGATGGGGTGAAAATTATCTCACCGCTGGCATTCCAATATCCAGTTTGTTGTCCTTGTGTGGGAAATGTAAGATTTATTTCATGTGATCGAGTGCCGTTCCATGCTGATGTTCTAACACTAGTTACCGGAGTATTAGTCCCGTCTCTTAATACTTCTTCTGAAACTTGTGACGGATCTGCAATTAACAACCTATCAGTTTCGACACTAGACATAAGTGTCTCTAAATTTTGCAAATATGGTTCTGCAATTACGTCACCAGTTGCAAGTGTTGCACTATTACCTATTGTAAATGCAGGTCCTACTTGATGTATACGTGCGCCTACTATATCTTTATATAAATTAAAATAATCTTCTGCTTCTACAGATTCTGCATCTAGTTCTGTTAAAATATGTGTACTAGAAGCACCTGAAATAAAATTCAATTTTCTAGTAAAAGATTCATCCAAGTATAATTGTATATTATTTGCGTCTATTACTTTCACATAATAATGGGAATACTCATTCATTTCTTCTACTATAGGAGTATTTCCATTTGCGTTGTATCTTACAAATTGTTTGTCAATTAAATTATGTCCGGCAATAGTGATTGTGTCAGTAGAATAGTTTACATCTGTACTCGGATCAAAAGTTTTATCTACAAATGTAAGAGGAACAACTTGAGACGAACGAACTGTTTGTCCATATCCGGTACCAGAAGATAAGTTAATTGCATCGCCGTATACTGCCTGTATTCGACTTTGTAAATTATTATATCTTGTTGCTAAAATCGATACCAAAAAACTTCTCCAATTCCTACTATATTATATAGCACATTTTATAGCATATGTCAACTGATTAGAATTTAAATATACGAAATAGTAGTAAACAACGGAGTAGGCACATCAACATGTATACCCGAAGCTCTTTGTACTTGTATTATATTTGAAAGAGATCCTTGTACATTTTCGTCATAGTTTGGATCACCTGTATCAAAATCATTATATTCAACTCTAAAATTAATTGTTGCTGAGCCTTCAACTGTTCCTGCAGATATTTTATATATGTTTTCGCTATATACAGAAGAACCAGATTTTTGAAAAATTGTTGTAAATCCTGGCGTCAAATCAAAATAACCAAGGAGTGTCCCTGAACCTGAACCTGCAGGTGTTGTTGATGTATGATCAAAACTAACTATACCAGTATTACTTAACATACTTGCCCAGTCGGAACCTTTGGCGCCGACAGTATTACTTAAATTACTAGAAATTCTTATTTCGCCGCCACTGTTGAAAAAGTGTCTAATATGATCTTGAGGAGTTACTGAACTTCCATCTGATAAGTCATATCCGCTAAAAACTACATTAAAATCATGTTGTATTGTACCATTCCAAGAAGTTGTTCTTGTTACACTTAATCCTGACTGTACTGTCGACTGTTGTGGGCTTAGTAAAAATTTATCAGATTCAATATCGATCATTAATTCTTCAAATGCTCTAAACGAAGTTATATTATACGGAGCATCATCATCATCTGTAATGACATCTAAATTTGCAACAAGTTGTCCTATACTATTAGGAATAGTACCTGTTTGATGCACTCTAGCATTAATCATATCGGTATATAAGCTATTCATATCACTTGCTTGTACTAATGTGTTAGTTAAAACAGAAGAACTTTGTAAAAGTTGTCCATAACCTTCATTATTTGCACCTGAACCTAAAATTGTTGCAGCTCTTGCTTGTAAATTATTATATCTTGCTGCTGTAACTAAATCATTAACGGCCATAAACGTTTCCTTATACTTTTAATACACACTCTACTAGTTTTTCGCCTTCATTATCATTAGATTCTAATGCAATACCCACTAACGCATTTGTTGCTGTTGTTCTGCATATACCATTATTCCAAGCATAGACCGCTTGTCCTTTTTTAACAGGACCATTTACCCTTACTGGAAGGCGTCCTTTAAGGCCGATGTACTGCCCGTCTGCTTCACTGTTCATCATATATGCAGGATCAGTTGATACTACGCCGATGCAAAAGTCGCTTGCACCTGCTGGAGCAACTTCATGCCCGTCATGCACACCTACTGCAACTGCTGTACCTGCTGGTAATTCTTCTGCTGTGCTATATTTTTCTGCTAAGTCGGCATATCTAGCCGATGTTGCAGTACCTTGAAACAGATTTGCATATATATCGCCTTGAGCGTCTCTTACTGCTACACTGTTCGGTGTAGAGGCTGTAGATCCCGCAGCTAAATTTGCATCCGAATTATCATATTTTAGATTTTGAGCATTTAATGCCATTCCGTTAAATTGTGTTGCATATACTGTTTGCCATTTTCTAGTGCCAGATCCTAAAATATAAGCATTATCAACACCTGGTGTTATACCTAATTGTGTTCCGCTTACTGTTCCGATACTAACTACATCTGTTAATGCTCCGAGATTGTCATTTGTTTTTATAGAAATTTTTGTTGAGGCTCCGGTATCATGTTGTAATATTCCATGATTTAAAGTAGGACCAGCTAATCTATCAACATAAATTTTAAAGTCTTCGCTATATACTCCGGATGAGCCGCCTATCGATAACCCAGCATCAACAAACTTACTTCTTACATTAAACTCTGGATTAATTTTAGATACAAAATTATCTGACGAAATTCCGCCTAAATTATCAGCATTAGATGCTGTGCCGTAAAATCTATGATTTGAGCTTGTTATACCGTTAGATCCAAGCATAGTATTAACTAATGTAATACCTTGTTTTATTCTATCAAATCCTGTTATAGGATTTGCTGGACCTATATCAAATTCGTCAGCACTTATAACTTGAACTACTTCATCATTTACATACGCTAATATAACAGAGTGTGGATTACTTGCTGTGTCAAGTAGGGTAGCACTTAACATAGTTGTAACACCTTCGCCTGCATTTTGCGGACCTATTAATATAAATCGTGTACCGTTATATACATACAATTGTTCATTTAAAGTATCCCACCAAAAATCACCAGTTGCTAATCCTGTAGGTTCAGTATCTGATGTTTCAGAACCTCCTGTTGTACGCCATTTATTTCCATCATAAAACTTTAATTTAGTTGCATTACTATCGTACCATCCTTGACCGCTTACTGCTCTTGGTGGTGGATTGGCGCCGCTGAAGTTTTCTAGCAAAAACAAAAAGTTTTCATTTTGAATTTCACCGTATCCTGCATAATTTTTACCTATAAATTTTAGATCAGTTGTTGTATCAATTGTACCATCTTCTACAACAGCTAAAATAGTATTGTTGTATCTATCAATTTGATATGCCATTTAGTTCTACCCTTCGACTGTATTATATTATTTATCGTATTTTTGTTATTAAGGCCAACCAGGCGCTAATGTGTAATCTGTATACACATCACTGCTAAATTGCCACGTATTTCCTACTACTGTAAACTTTTTCAATCCTCTAGATATGCTAACTGCAACGTTTCCTGTAGCAGGGAAGAAGTTAATATCTTGTACAACTGATTCGTTTTGTGTACCATTTGAGTCAACAGCAACAAACGACACATTTTTTACAGAATCAATGTCAATATTTGTTGCAGTAGAACCTGCAAGGTTTTGTGTAACTACAAAGGCTTCTGTACCTTCTTCTCTTAATCTGTATTCTGCTATTTGTGGTTGGCCAGGAACGTATACCGGATATACACTCGATATAATATATCCGATTTGATTATCTGTTAATCCTGTAGTATCTAGTGTTAGCGATAAACGCTCGCTTCTATTTTGTATATCAACATAATTTTTTGTAGCAACATCTTGAAGTTCTGTTGGCTCAGCTAATCCTGTCATTCTTTGATTGTTAACAGTAATTTCGCCAGTTGATGTAATGTTTAGCGGTGAACTTGTAGTAATAGTTGCTGCATTTAAATTAATATTGTCGACATTTAAATATTGAAGTGTACCTATTCTTACAAGACCTTCAGCATATAAAACGCTGTTATCTATACTGTCTGCAGAAATCTTATTAACTCCGTTAATTTTATAAGATCGACCTTGAACTATGTCAAAATTAACATTACTTGTCCATGCATTGTTTGCTCTATTCCATAAAATAGACTTTTCAACTCCGCTTGCTCTTAATATTACTCCGCCGCCGTCAACGAATTGGTCATCTAAAAGTGTGCTATCTTCAGTAATACCTAATTCTATATTAATATCTTGTACTTTTAGCACGTTTACATCTACTGAAGTAGATTCTCCTCTTACAGTAAGATTTCCTTCTATAATAACATCTGTAGAAACTCCTACTGGAGTATTTGGTGCACCGATATGTAACATTGCTTCAGGAGCACCATTGAAAATACCTACTCTAGCTTCGCTAGAATCAATATATAAAGCATCAGTAGATACAGTGTCATATGCTGTACCTTTAACTCTGATAGAATAATCGTGATCTGTAAGTTGGTTTTCAGTAATATATGTAGTGCCTACAATTTTTTGCACATTGTTAAGATCAGCACCGATAATAATACCACCATTATTTCTAATAGTTAGTGTGCCTGATGTTTCACCAGCAGCGTCATTTGGAAGAAACTGGTTTGCTGTTAGCACGTCACCAGCTTCGTTAATAAGTGCTTCTGACGAAGTTGCTGTTCCTCTAAACTTAAAGTTGGTAGTATCTAATACATTTACACCTTTTCGAATTGTTCCTGTTGGATTAGATGCTGTTACAAGTTCAGCAATTCTTTCCTCAGGTGTCGGAGTAAAATCTATATTACTTGTTACAGAAACTAAGTTACCTGCAACAAATGTTTTTGCAACAGGTCTTGCTCTACTTTGAACATCTTTAATAGAATCAATTTGAAATCCACTAACACCTTGTAAGGAACTGTACGCTGGTCCTATAAGAACTAAATTAGACCCGTCATAGAAATAAATCTGCCTTGTTTCTGAATTAATCCATAGGTCGCCAGCAACCATTTGTGGTCTGGTTGGCGTTACAAATGGTCCTCCACTTACTTTCCATTCTTCTCCATTAAATATTTGTAGTCGTTTACCAGTTACATCCCACCATAACTGTCCCTCTAAAGGATTACTAGGAGGTGCAGTGTTTGAAAAGTTCTCTAAAACTTTTATAAAGTTTTCATTTATAAATTCTCCAAATCCTTCATAGTTTCGACCAACTAATACAAGATTAGTTGACGAAGTATCAATTTGTCCATCAATTAAATCTGTAAGTAGCGATCCGTTTGTTTTATTAAGTTTGTAACTCATATTAGTTTCCAGTATAGATAATATAATTTAATGCCAAGTAAGGATTCATAATGTCCATAGGCGTACCTAAATTTTGTGTAGTTTTGATGCCGCCGCTTGAGGGTAAAGCTTGACCAGCTTGTGACCCTGTAGGTGCATCATATTGAATAGCTTGAGTATCTAATGGAGCACCAGTATTGTCTCTAATTGCATAGTATTGTGAACCTGCATCGCCTCTAAGATCGTGTTCGTGTTCAGGTAAATTAGAAACATCAATTGTAGCTTTTTCATTACCTAAGTTGTTGCCTACTGCTGTAGCACCACTACTAGTAACTCTGCCTGCGGCACTATCATTCATATTATCTAAACCTAAAGGAAATCTACCTCTCATATCAGGTAATGCAAATAAGTTAACTCCGCCGTCATCTAAGAAGTCTGGATCTAAGAACGAATATCCTATTTTTTGGAATAGTGCAGTAAACTCTGATTTTAAAACCTGTCTTCCATCACAAAGCAACCATCCATTTGGTTCTTCGGCGCCGCCAAATGGCAAAATAATGCCAATCGGTAAAGTAGGTAATCCACTTAAAAAATTAAGTCTATTTACTTTATAAATGCCTTGATCTGATCCGTAATTTTTATTTACTAAAACTTCTAATCTATCATCAGTAGTAAATAATTCTTCTTTTGTAGATATAAATCCATCTGCAACTGTAGTAACAAATGTTTTTGTATTTTCTCCTGATTTACCATCAAAGGAAAAACTTGATGCACTTACATCGCCTTCCATTCTAAAAGTTGTAGCAGTAGTTAATCTCTCTGACGATCCAGATCTACCTGATACAGTTCCGTCTAAGTTTCCTTGGAATTGACCAAAAAATGTGTTAGCATAAATTTGATCAAATCTATTAATATTTGTACCTATATTAAATACACCGTTTTCACTCGGTGAAATATTACCTGAAGAAAGTACACCTTTAACTATTGCATCACCGTTAACATATATATTTCTACTTACACCAATTCCGCCTAATGTAGTAATAGACCCTTCGTCTTCTGCAAGACTGTTTTCGCTATTCCTAACAATTATCCTACCTAATGTAGTGTCTGTTGACGAAGGACTTAATTGTATATTACCTATGACATCTAACGCTTGATCAGGATCTAAATTATTGATACCTACATTTTGCGAAGAATCAACTCTAATAACAGTTTTAGTAGTTGCACCATCTTTTACTCTAATATCTAAATTACTACCTGAAGCTGTGTGCTGTATAATACCTTGATTGCCTTCAGCTTGAATTTTAAGTTGTCCTGTTGTTCCGACTTCTAATCCTAAATCATTTTTTACTCTTAAACTAAAATTTGTTGTACTAGGAGAATCTGAACGTAATAAATCATTTGCACTAACAACTTTTGTACCATCAGTAGGATCATTTGTTACTTTTACATTTAATGCTTGCTCAGCAACTCCATTAAATTTATAAGCATCGTTTGTATTACTTAAATTAAATCCTTTTTTGATCCCAGCAGTAAACCCTTGTATTGTAGTTTTAGGAAAAAATTCATCGTTAGATATTATACCTACAGTTACATCTCTTATATCAATTTTTAATACAGTATATTCTACATTATCCTGGCCTATTAATGTCACAGGAGTTGCACCTGTAACTAATCCATCTGAGAAACTAGGACCAACTAATACCCAACCAGCACCTGTATATAAATATAATTGCTGATTATCTGTGTCTACCCAAAGGTCGCCGCTATTAGATATACTAGCAATCGGTTCCGACGTTCCCTTTTTTAGACCTGAAGCAGAAAGCCAGCTTGTTCCGTCATATATTTTAAGCTGATCTACTCCCTCTGAACTGTCGTACCATAGTTGACCTTCTACAGGTCTTTCAGGAGCATTTGGTGCTGCAAAGTTTTCAAGCAAGTGTAAAAAATTTTCACCTATTACTTGTCCGTAGTCAGTTCTAAATCTACCCGGAATGCTTAAACTAGTATCAGTGTTAATAGTATTATCCTGTACTGTTATTTCACCTTTATTTGCTTCGTCTGTGTATCTTATTTCATATGCCATTTATTAGACTCCTGACAAACTTTGGATTCTTACAGTGTAGTCAATTTGTATTAATCGGTTTAAACTTTTTTGTACAGGATGAAAGATAACATGTGTTATTAATCTTCCGTCGCCTGTAGGACTATAACTACGTAATCCTAACTCGTCGAACACAAACGGACTTTCTTGAGTATTTGCATTATCAAATGCATCTTGTCCAGCTGGTTCGCCATAATCAAGTAAGCATGATACAAAAACATCTGTATAGTTTGTGCCACTTACATGTCTAATTTCTAGTTTATTACGTGCAGGATCTGTATTATTAGCGTTTCTGTCATCTACAATTTTGCTAAATGTTTGTCTATATAAACTGGCATTAGTCCCAGTTGTATTTGGTGTTAGATATGTAATTATACCAGTTGGGTCTACACTAGTCCCGCCGCTTCCAAAACTCATTTCACTAATAAAACCTTGCCCTGCATTACTTAAACTTTCTGCAAGAGCAATACTCATATTTTCATAGTGAATTGCATTTCGCTTATCGATTAAAATCTCGTTAGATTCTGGATCAAAGATCTTTATATGTCCTTGAACAAGAATACCACTTTTATCATTAATATCTGTCATTTTTGTTTTCCTACAACGTATTTATTCCAATAACCCACTGTCACTGTCACGTACGAATCTAGCTATATTATTATTAGATTCAACAAGTGATTCCCCAGGAGTTGTCCATGTTTTTCCGATTTTTCTTACTACTGTTACTTGTAAATTTTCTTGTGGTACAAAATTTAGTATTAAAGAATTTGATTTCCAAGATATTCCATTCCATGTAAATATATATTCACTTTGCATATGCTGTGTGCCTATAGTTGGACTTAGTGGTCTTGTATTATCTGTAAAGTCAAACTCTGGTAACATAAATTCTCCCGGAGTTAAAATATCTCCTTCGCTTGAATCTAATGCCAATGTTTGATCAAAAATATCTATTTCATTTTTTCTAAGTCTTCTGCCTGCATAAAATACTTCAAATTCATTTAAATTATTAGGCACAAAATCTAAAGCAAAGTTACTCGATGTGCCATCAGTTGTAAAGTTTTGTGTAATTATTTGATCTCTATACGGAATTGTTTTTGATATTCCTTGATCAAAAACATTAGTTCCTGCATTAATTATATCCTTTGTACCAGTACCGAGTGTTCCTCGTCTTAGCTGTCTTAATAAATTACCTTCTTTTACTAGATATTCAATACGTTCGCCTTCAATAAAAATTACACCAGGTATATTTTTACCTTTATTAGGTTCGGGTAATTTAGTTCCGTCTATAACTTCAATACGCAAGTCATAATAATTTAAATCTTGTGACAATGTAGTAGAAGCACTATCTAATCTTTTAAAGTGTGTTCTGTTTAACATATCTTTAAACTGTCTAAATGCAAAAGTATTAGTTACTACTGGTGCAGCAAAATGTATAATATCTATTACATCGTTAGGATTAGGTAATTCTAAAAGTTGTACTTTTTTCAAATCACTAGTTATATGGTAATCTACAGTAGGTGATAATAATTCACCATTTATACTTACCCAAACGTATTGTGCATCTATAGCAGGATAACGTAGTTCAATTTCACCTCTAGTAAGTCTATGATAAATTACAAACTCATCTTGACCTTCGGAAATAATCGATCTAGCAACAACGTCTAAATTGATTCTTTCAGTTTGTAATATATCATGATTTGTAAATTTAATCACTTCAATTAAACTATTATCTGCGGGTGGAACTTTAAATGTTACATCTGTTCCATCTATTGTATATTCGCCGTCTGTTACGACATATATTTCAAGAATATCACCTTCATTTCCTGTGCCAGGTGTTAATTCTATAGCATTATTAAATATATCAAATCTCCACTGTGCAGGGAAAGTTATAGTTTCTCCATTTAATATTACAAGTAAATCGTTAACAGTAATAGATGCTCCAGGCTGTTGGAACAAATCTAAACTATACTGTGTAGTACCTACTAGTTCTTCGCTTAATTCATTATACTCAACTATTCGATTATTAGAATCAATAACAAACTGTTTGTTATATCCTGGATTTAATATTTTATTATCTACTTTTACAATTGTATTATGTTGAGTTGGTAATTTATACAAAGGAGATTGTGTTAAATTATATAATACACTCGAACCATCACCTTTAAATACGTCTTTTGTAACTTGACTATAATTTATTTTTGTGTTATCATAAAATACAATATAATTTACCTGAGCATTCTCTGTAGGCGGAGTATCAAATCGTATTAAAAGATTTCCTTTTAAGTTTTTATTAGTACTATCAGTTGAGTCGTAATTTACTAGAGTAGTGCTTACTTGTACACCGTCAATAGTTGCAAATACATCTAATAGTTCTGTGTAATCAACATCGACAATAACTTCGTATTTTACGCCATCACCAACAAATGCACCAGTTGTTAGTATTTTTTGTTGTCCTGCACTAATAGTAATAATGTTAAGTTCTTTTTCACTATCTGGTACTTCGTTTAATGTTACTGTATTATTAACAAAATCAATAGTATACTTGTCATTTGACAATATTACATTATCTAATTTTACTATTACAGCATCTTTAGTACTAGGAGTAAGTTCTAAATTAAATTCTACAGTACCGTCAGTTTTATAACTCTGTGAATAAATTTTTCCTTGACCGTCACCTTCTCTATGATATACCTTAATATCAAGAGTATCTACTAGTTGTCCCGGCACAAGTTCTTCAGGACCTTTAGAAGTTGTAGGTGTAACAAATCCGTCACCGTCAACAATAATATCTTCTGCATTTATACCTTGGGCAGTTTGATAGTTTAAATCTCCGCCACTAAGTGCTGTATCATAACTTTCTGTATCCGGAGTAACACTGCCGTCACTTGTATTTTTTCTTATAATTAATACGTCTCCATCAGCAACAGTAATACCCAACTCATCTAGGAGAATTGTATCTGTTGTGCCGTCACCTGTAATGCTATTTGTAATAGCATTTACGTTTGTAGCGGATGATCCCGGAACTTCCGGAATAGCTGCTACTTCCGGAGTTCCGCCTACTGATTCATCAACAACATATCCTGACACGCCTGTGTCATTTTCGCCAAAGATACTTTCTATTGTAGCAAAATCTGGTTTGCTCAACACTGGGGCAAAGTATGTATTGAACAATGCATAACCTAATGGGTTGTTTGCTAACATACCTGCTGGTGTTTTTAAACTATCATCCCATTCAGGACTAAGACTGCCGCCATCCCAGTATACACTCATCTCCCACATTGACCAGTTTACCAAGTAGGTGTATTCTGTGTATGCAACTGCTGCTTTCTCTGGATCTGTATTCCAATCAGGAGCATAACCACTTGGATCATATAATCCTGCGTCAATTGCTTCTTTCATAGCAAGATGTAATGCTGTGTTTTGCCAATCGAAACTTGGTTCAAAACCAATTCTAATATCTGGATTCATTTCCACTGCATCTATACTACCAGGCACTGCACCCGGAATACCAAATGCGTGTACGGTGTGGAATACGTGTTCGAATATTTCTTCAATATCTCTACGCTGTGTTGGAGGATTGTTTCCGTTGATATTTTTATACCATA